AAATGTAGCTTCCAGGAACATAGAAAATATGTATCTAAAGTGAACTCAGTTTTACTAAAGCAATCTATTAGTAAGTCTTTAACGCTTACCTTATCTTCAGAGTTAAATCCTATACCATTTACTAAGTTAAAGTAGTATTTTTTGTTTTTAGTTCTAGATAAGCCATCAACAAAAGTCAATGACAAGCTATTTAAAGCTACAGGAGAAAACTGAACACTATCTACAGGGATAAAAAATCCTCTCCATATTACAGTTCCCCAAGTATAAGACCCATTATAAGTTCCTTTTGTAATAACAACCATATAGTCATTATCATCAGCAGTAAAGAAGTCTTGCAATAACTCAGCATAGTTAGTGCTTTGATTTTCATTCTTTACTATATTCATTGTAGCTCTTGTAGCCATTACTGGCGTATAAGCATTTCCTTCTGTATCTATGGTTTCTATTATAAAAGGACTATTAGACCCTGTTAAAGGATATATAGTACTGCTAGAATAGCCGTCTTTGTAAATCTGAGCCCTATATGTCGTGTTTGTATCGCCAGGCTTGGCATATACATCATCAAATATAATCTCGTATTTTGGGTTTATAAATGCCATTAGAAAGTATTATTGTTTGTTCTACCTGCCTTGTTCATTAATATTAATAAGTCATTACCACTGATTCTAGCTTCTAAGCTTCCGCCTCCACCACCAATAAGTGATTTAAGCTTATCTAAAGGAGCTACAACTTCAGGGTTATGACTTGCTCCAGGATATTCTCCCATAAGACCCATTGTTGGTCCTGATATAATACCACCATTGGCAAACTTCTTTGTACTACCCATATTATTAGAAGTTTTAGATAAGCTATTTTTAACATAACTTCCTAATCCTACTAATGCAATACCTGCCGCAATAGCTAGAATTGGGTTTAAAGATTTTAATGCTGCCTTTATACCTTCTATTGCAAGACCAGTAGCTATAGCTAATTTACCAACTTGTATTAAACCTTCTGCTAAAATTCCTAAAAAGTTATTCATTGCCTCTTCCATTCCGCCGCCATTAAACATACTAGCGAAACCTTGACCAAAAGCAGCAAGAAAATCAGCAAAAGTTGTAGATAATATATTTCTTAAACTATTATTAAACTCTTCTAATGGGTCAACTAATCCCTCAAGTTGTGCTTGTAAATTTTTAGCAGCTGCATCAAATTGTTCTGTGCCATAACCAGCTTCAATGGCCGATTGCCTATATTCTTCATTTTTTAAAATAGCTTCTTCTATAGCAGCTTTTTGAGCTTGATAATTTCCTCTAGTTGCTTTTAATGTTGCATTTAATCTAGTATTATTATTCTTAATATCTTCATTGGCAAATCTTTCGTTAATACTAGCTAAAGCAGATTGCATTTTAAATCTCATATCTAGTTGAATACTAGCTATTTTATCTGCAATCTTTTGTGCTTCCTGTAATTCTTTATCATTATAATATTTGGCTATATTATCCATCTCTGCCCTATAGGCAGTATAATATGTTGTGGAATCTTTATAACCAGCAGCTCTCATCTTTTCAAGATTAGCATTTAAAACTAATCCTGCTTCATATTCTTTTTTAGCTCTTTCATCTAGACTACTTGCGAATGCTTTAATTTCAGCATTATTAGCATCTTCAATAGCTTTTAATCTTTCTTTATTATCTTTTAAACCTAATTTTTTTAATCTTGTTTGTTCTTTAGCATATTCATTAGCTTTAAATTTTGCTAATTTATCTTCGGCATTAATATTTTCATTTATTATACCTTTATATATAGCTACCTCATCATTTATAGCCTTCTGTTGTTCCTCTATACCATATAATATCTCAGAAGATTTATTTACTGCATTAAGAGTATTTACCATCATTAATGGACCTTTTGGCAAGTCTAATAATGTTTTATTAAGTCTTTGAGTAAAAGTCATTTCATCCCAAAGAAGAGCTTTTACTTCTTTAAAAGCATTTACTTGTCTTTCTTTTTGATCAGTCTGAGCTTTAGTCTTTTTTGTATTTAAATCAATCTGCTTAATTGCTAATTCTTCTAATGCCTTTTCTGCTGCTTTAGCTTGTGCGTATTGCCAAATAGTATCAGTCAATAATCTATATGCAATTTCAGCCTCACCAAGAGTTATTTGTTCTTCTGAATATAAAGCTAATAAATCTGGGTATTCGCTTTTTAAAGTTTTAGCTGCTTGTAGTCTATCAGACATACTAGCATTAACGTTTGTAGATACTGCATATAATGATTCTAATTTAATAGTTTCATTTGAATATGTTGTTGCAGATTCTTTAGAAAAATCAGTTGTTAATTTTACACTTTTACCAAATTTTATAAGCCCCATGTCTAAAGCAGTAATAATAGCTACAAGTGCAGAAAATGCAACATAAGCTATACCTGTACCAGTTGCTATGCTTCCAAATAAAGCAGGAAGGTTGTTTTGAATACCTCTAAAACCATAAGGTAAATCTTGTAATACTAATGCTAATGCAGAATATTGTTTATTAGAATTTTTAATAGAATTAGCACTATTATTAAATGTATTACTTGTTTTACTAACAGCTGATTCTGTAACAGCCATAGTCGTATTTAGAGAACTAAAATTTTGTTGCAAAGTAGCTATTGCAGCTTTTTCTGGGTTTACGCCATTAGCAACTAATGATACCATATTTCTTTCTAATGCTTTTTGTGCATTAGCAGCTTGCTGAGAAGCTGGTCCAAATAATTTAATAGAAGCTTCTAGACTTTTAGCATTCTTTTCTATACTAGCAGCAATTTTCTGAAATTCTTTATCAGTTCCATTGAACTGACCAATCATCTGATATAATGCATCATTAACCCCTTTGAAATCGAGGTTTAATTTTAAATCTACTGAATTATCTCCTACCATTGTGCTATTTCTTTATATTATCGTATTTCTTTAAGACCTCTTTTAATTCCTCAGGTGTCATTACCTTCTGCTTTACAAAGTTACGATTATCGCAGTCAAGTGGTAAAAGCTCTTGTGGCTTTACCTTCTTACCTTTCGGTAGTTGGATATTTATCAAAAGAGATGTCTGCCATCTTACTTTTAACCATTCTTGTTCTTCCTTATGACGGTAACCATACCAAACAAAATCTAACTCAGCCATCGTCATATCCCAAAACAAATGGGGAAGCACTTGGCACTCCCCCATTGTATATCTTTCAATATCAATCCACTCTAATTTTTTTTTACAGCATCTTTTGTAGATTTCTTAGCAACAGGTTGTTCAACACCGCTATTCATACTTTCTGCTAAAGAAGCCATAACATCTTGAAACTTCTTACTTCCTAGTCCTCCCATATCATCAATCCAGTCACAAACAGTTATGTCTGTAAAGTTAGGAGTAATCCCTTGACTATACAATGGATACTCTGCCGCCGATTTAAGCAAGTTGGTAATCGCTTCTAATGACTGATTACCTGATAATGCTTCTGATATATCCGATGGTCCAATTCCCTGAAGTTGACAGAATCTTTTTAAAGACCATGTACAAAACCTAATAGGTATCTTAGTCCCATCACTTAGGGATAGTTCGTAATGTCCTCTCATATTTTGGTGTTTTTGGTGTTATTAGTTAGTAGCCTGAGTCAATACTCCTGTTCCTGTGAAAGATGCAGAGTAAGTAACTGGGCTTTCCATATCAGCAGTAATGTCTAAGCTTTCTACAAATGCATCACCATACCAATACAAATCACCTGTAATTGGAGTAGAACCATTAGCTGTAGTAAACTTAACAGTTACTTTTGTTCTACCATTTAAAGCAGAGAAAATATCACCTACTATGTATCCTGTTCCAGTTGGTTCAACTGTAGCAAGACCATCAGTAGTTAAAGACCAAGAACGCAAACCTGCAATTTCTTCAGCCCATCCACCGCTTTGTTTAGTTGTTGCATCTGGTAAGTCAGCACTTACTGATAAAGAACAAGAAGTTGCGTGAGCAATTACTTCAGTTCCTACAAGTACTACTAATTGAGTACCATTAAATACGCCTGTTGTTGCCATTTTATTTTATTTTAGCTTTTTTATAATATTTGATTCACAAAATGTTCCATTGTTATTACTCTTCTAAAAACATAAGCTTCATCTACATAGTCAAATGTAGCGATATTGCTAGTCATCTTACGAGTAACTATTTTAAAGTCAGGAGAAGCACTTGGGTAATCAGGTACATTAACGCCTATGATCTCTAACAATTCGTTAGTCCACTGGTCTACCGATTTCTGCCCTACTTCACCTGACTTAAAGGTTCTATACACAACATCAAATTGGATAGTAACGTTAAAGTGAAAACTTTGCTTGTCGCTACTTTCTGCTGATGTTTGGCTGCTTATAAGCAAGAATGGTGGCTCTACTTCGTCAGGTGCAATAGTATCATAAACTCCTAAAGAATAAGTCTCTGAAGTTAACTTATCTACATAAGCCTTTCTTATAGCATATCCACAATCTTTCATTAAGCTTCTGTTTCCTCTTTTACTTCCTCAGGATTTTGCTCTTGAGCAAGCTTTGATAAGAACTGGATTAAAGGCAAACCATATTTAGTTGGCATCTCTTGGAAATACGCATCTAGTTGTTTTACCTGCTCTTCGTTTAGTGTGATATTCATGGTATTGATTTTGTACAAATTTAGCGAAATAAATTTATATGAAATTACTTTACTTTGTAGCTTTTTAAACTATTTAATAATGTTGCAAATTTTTCATCAAATGTCTTAAAGAAGAATGGTCTATTTGGCATATTATAAGGTCTTAGTTTTGAACCCCTAAATTGATCTGCAAACTTATTTAATGGCTTTTTAAGGGTAAACTTATAAGCTGGTATACCAAACCCACCACCTGTACCAAATTCAACATATGGTGCATATTTAACCGTACTATTGCCCATTGAGAATGAAGCATATCCATTTTGATAAGGAGTAGATGCTATACTTCTGGATAAATTTCCAGTTCTTTCGTAAGGCTTTTTAGCTTTACTAATTCTAGGTAGATTTCCTGCTTTTGCAGTAGCTTCTACTTCCATAGCCTTTACTGCCTTATCTAATTCCTGAACAGCATAATCTTTATATAGTTCTGCTGATTGCTTAAACTTGTCTTGTATTTTGTTTAAAGCTTTAGTATCTACAGTGAATGTAGCCATTATTTAAGAGTTGAGCATCCAATTAAAAAATACTTATTACGATCCTGTTCATTTATAACAGAATTTATCATGTATAATTTATCTTTAAAGCTGATAATCAACTTCTTATCAAATATTTTAGAAGTTGTATATCTTATTCTAAAGGTAATATCAGCAGCAAAACCATCAGTACCTGCTATATTAGTTCTTGTATTAGTATCAGTTACTATCTCAGCCCAACAAGTATAATAATCTGCAAGGGTGTTTACATAACCACCTGCACTATCGGAAGCTCCAGTCTTACTCTTAAAGGTAATCCTATTCATTAATCTTCCTATCATTAGATAATAACGTTTATGCGTTTAAATGGCTTCATAAGCTCATATGCGGTCATCAAATTAGCTGATGGCTTAGTTGCTTCAACTGATGACTCTCTGTACTCATATAGGTCTGAAACCATCTTTAAAAGGGCAGTCTTCATTGTCTGTGGAGTTGTAGTATAACCACAAGTATAAGTAAACCTAAATTCG